AGGCTTTGGAGTGTTGCAGTACAGCACAAAATTGTACTCCGTGTAAATATGAACCTAGCGAATATGAAAAAGGCACGGTTGGTTGTTGCAATGAACTTATGAAAAATGCTCTTGACCTAATCAAGCGACATCAGGCAGAGATTGAGAAGTTGAGCAAGCCTCAAGGCGTTACCTTCCTTGCGAATGGCATAGAAATACACGCAAAGGACAGTGATGAATATTATAAATTCAAGAGGCTTGTAAAAGCCGATGCAATAACAGAATTTGCGGAAAGGCTTAAAATTGATGCGGTAGAGGTGAGATATTGCACGTTTTCGGCGGTCGTGCGCGTGGCTGATATTAATACGCTCGTGAAAGAAATGGTGGGTGTAGAATGAGCAAATTCGACTATGACGCTTTTGTTGGCGATGAATACCGAGTAGCCGTAAGCAAGGAACGTTACACAAAAGAACAAGCAGCTGAAATTGCAAAGCGCGAGCTGATGACCGATAGCGTTGAATATGAGCCTGATATCTGCTGGGCATATTACGGCTTCGGCACAAACGATGACGGCGAGCATTATCACGGTTGGTGGCTTGTCAGAGAAAAATCCATGCGTGGTTGTCCCGTGTGGGTGTTCAGAGAACCACTGAAAGGCGGTGGAGGATGAGTATATCGATATTGATGGGCGATGCGTTGGAACAGCTTTGCACACTGCCGTCGAATAGCATTGACTGTTGTGTGACATCACCGCCTTATTACCACCTCAGAGATTACGGTGTTGACGGACAGATAGGGCATGAAGATACTCCTGAGCAATACATAAGCAAGCTAGTTGCTATTTTCGATGAGGTCTATCGGGTGCTAAAACCTGATGGCTCACTGTGGGTAAACATTGCGGATAGCTATATGAACAGCGGTAACGGCAGGAATAAAGACGGCATGTGTAATCCTAAATCCTGCCACAACGTACATAGCGCAGGTCAGATGACAGGCACAATTGCAAGACCTGCTACACATGCATCAATCAAACCAAAAGACCTCATCGGGATTCCCTGGATGTTGGCTTTTGCGTTACGCGAAAACGGATGGTATTTAAGGCAAGACATTATATGGAGCAAGCCAAACCCAATGCCTGAGAGTGTTAAAGATAGATGCACAAAATCGCATGAATATATCTTCTTGCTTTCGAGATCTCGGCATTACTTTTTCGATGCCGAAGCGATATCTGAGCCTGTTGCCGAAAGTACGCGCCGACGTTTGCTTCAGGATGTCGATAATCAAAAGGGGTCGATGCGGGTACCGGGTTTGAATAAGCCTATGAAAGCTTGCGCACCGAGATACGGAGGGAAGAAATATACTGCTACTCCCGAAGTGTTTAACCGAACGAAAAGTGGGAAAATGTATGAGCCAAGAGCTAGAAGGAACAAGCGTTCGGTATGGAATGTCAGTACAAAACCTTACAAGGAAGCACATTTTGCGGTGTTTCCTGACACGCTGATAACACCATGTATCCTCGCAGGATGTCCAGATGGCGGAACGGTGCTTGACCCGTTCTGCGGAAGCGGCACGACGTTGGTTGCAGCTCAGCGATATGGACGTAACGGCATCGGCATCGAGATCAATCCAGATTATGTCGCTTTGGCCGAGCGCAGACTTGCAAAGGAGCGTGAACACTTATGCGCCGCAACATGACCCCGCTCGAAAAAGCCGAACTCAGGCAGGAACAAAGAAAGAAGTGCCCTCCGTGCTCCGAGTGCCACAACTCGAAGAAGATTGACAACGTCCTGTATTGTAAGGTTAACGGCAAAATAATCTTACCGAGATTTTACAACGCTTGCTGCTGCCACGGCGAGAGGCTGAAAGGAGATTAAATCATGGAACGTTTTGTGAAATATGAAGCAGCTTCAACAAAAGGCGGTGTAAGACACGTTCATTTTGAAAAAGTAATTGATCTTTCAGAAATGATTGTAGTACAAGACCTAAGGCACTTTGTTGTAAAATACGACAATAAGGAGATAGTGGTTTTAATCAATATAACAAGTTCTGACGAGGTTGCAAAGGAATTTGTGGCAATGATAGAAAACTTCGCAGAAAATGGCGGAATACTTAATCTTAGCCGATACCAAGAGGAACCGATATACGGTATTTATGTGTAATGAGTTTATAAAACGACCGGAAAGGAATGAAAACATGAACTGCAATGTTAAAGATTCACTTAAGCGGCAGATATGCGCTGAAATAGCAGAAACCCTCGACGAACAGCGCATAGTATGGGAGCTGTTGACTATCGTTGTACTTCACGACGAGTTCGGACTCGGGCAGGAACGTCTTGAACGGTACGGCAGAGCCATGCAGAAGATGTACAACGAGTTTACCAACGAGAGCCGCTTGACCGATAATCCTCACCGTCGCGGCGAAAAGAAGATGTCGAATATAGATACAGCAGTTATCCGAATACTTCGCGCACTGAAATCCAACAAAATCGACTATCACCCTATTTTGGATATTGTCGATATGAAGATAGACGGCGTGAGCATGGACGATATGCTGGAGAAGATGGAGGGTACATAATGCGTGAGATTTTGTTTAGGGGCAAAGGAAAATATGACGGGATTTGGAAATACGGTTCTTTGGAAAGATTTATGCCTGATAGGTTGGATTTGGCAAATTATTTCATACTCTCCGAAACCGCCGCGCCCAACGCAACAAGTGTTATTCCCGAAACCGTAGGACAGTTCACAGGCCTTACCGACAGGAACGGGAAGAAGATTTTCGAGGGGGATATTGTAAAAACCCATTACGCCAATGCGCCGAAATCAGATTTTATAGAAACCGTAGTATTTCATAACGGAAAGTTTTGCGCATTTCATGAAAATAACGGTTGCAAACAATGGGCTATACTTTATGACGGAACGCCACATTTGCGGATTGATAAATCGGTATATATGGATAGTGTTGAGGTTATCGGCAACATTCACGACAACCCCGAATTGCTGAAAGGAGATTAAAGCGTGAAAAGACTTCAACTTCATAGAAAAATCAGCGAACACCCTGAACTGCTTGATCGACTATCCGACAGTAAAACCGCTGAAATGCTGCGTCTGCATTACATAGACGGCGTAGAGTGGCAAAGGATTGCGGCTATATATCATTACAGCATAGAAAATATTTACGTCCTCCGCAGAAAAGCTGTTGAGGAATTACAACGCATTATCGAAAGCGAGGTGAATTAATCGACTATGCCAACCAAAAAGAAAACCGACTATTAATCCGATGAGATTGAAGTTGCACAGGAAAATAAGCCCGTCAAGGGTAAGCGCGGTTCAAAATCAGCTTCGCTTGAACTTAACTGCAAAGCTTCTCCCGAAGTGATGTCCGAAATAATTTCCGATTCCCTCCATTGGTTTAACCGCCCCATAGTTAAAGACGATAACGAATGCCTTGAACGCCTTGTTGAGTTCTTCGACTATTACGCTAAAACAGGCGGAATCCCTACCGTAGAGAAAATGTGTCTTTGCTTAGGTGCATCAAAACAAGTTGTTTGGGATTGGCAGAATGGGTCTAAATCCAGCAAGCGAGCGGAATTGATAAAAAATGCAAAGGGAATTTTGGCAAGTATTGACGCGGATTTAGCTATTCGAGGGCTTATAAATCCAGTGGTCTATATCTTCCGAGGCAAGAACTATTACGGCATGAGAGATCAGCAAGAGCTTGCGGTCACTCATACAACCCGAATAGAGGACGGAATGTCGCAAGACGAAATACGCCGCCGACTATTGGAGGACTCCAGTTCCGAAGCTTCACCGACTATCACAGATACACCGACTATTGAAGTCACAGCAGAGGTCAAAGAATAATCGACTATCGACTATTCATCGACTATTTTACAGAATCACACCGCCTGAGAATTCCGGGCGGTTTTTCTGTTGGGGGGATAGATATAGTTATATAATAAAACCTTTTTCTTTTTAATCTACATTATTATAATATATAGGCTTCTCGGACAACAGCAGCGCGGCGGCGTGTAATATGTGCGCGGCATTATTTGTGAATGTGCTTAATTCGAGCGAGAATGTACCTATTTTGCGTTTTGTGCGTTTGGGTATATCCCTTTATGCCTAAAGCTATAAAATTGATTTTAGGGGCGATTTTGATTGAAATAGGGGTATGTTTGATTTTGGCTTGTGCTTGCCGCTGTCAGTATCAGCCGAAAACGTGCGCACAGCGACGCAGAAAAGCCCCGAGAAGCTGCGCAGCCTGTCGGGGTAGTGTTGGGATATTATCGGCGGTATCTGGTGCACCTGCTGCGCGTTATAGGCGGCGCTGGCTTGCTGCAGTTCCGGAGCAAAGGAAAAGCCCCACCAAAGCGGCGGGGCGGTTGTTATTGCTTTTTGGCTGCTGACAACAGGATCAGCACGGGAGCGGCTAAGATCATGAGTATAAACATTTATGCGGTCACCTCCTTGAGGTTGGGGCAGAGTCCCAAACCGCCATCAATGACGGGCGCACGCCTAAAGGCGTTTTTATGCGGGCATTTCTCGGAGCGCTCGCAATGGCGGCACTGTATCGCTATGTATTCGTCCAGAGTGCAGCGGAATGCGCTGCGGTTGTACGCTTCGGTGAGCTGGTTTTTGATTGTCTCTGTCATGGTGTTTATACCTCCTTATATGTTAAATCCTGCATCTATTTCTGTAATACCGCTGTAGTCGTTAGGTTTTGCGATTGTATGCGCCTTGTATCTGTAGCGGCAGGATAAACCATAACAACGCATATCTTCGTCACTGAGCCGCTTTATTTCGTCTATGACCCAAGTGCAGCCGAAGCACTCGGTTTCGGTTACTGCAAAATGCTCACCGTCAATATCTATCAGTAATCCATTTTTAACACAAGCGGACAGCGGGAACAAGTACAAATCCGCTTCGTATAAATTTTCGTCGGCCCACTTCTTAGCTTGTTCGATATTAAGTATTTCTAACATGGTGAATCCTCCTATAATTCGCGGCGTTTGCCGTGGTTTTTTGTTGTTGTCTGTATTCTACCACGATATCGTGGAGTTGTCAACACGTTTTCGTGAATAAATACCACGTTTTCGTGGAGTTCTACAAATACATCAAAATTCAAGAGTTTTGCGCACTTTGATTTGTGCAATTTAACAAGCTGCACTATATAAATATATGCGCGTGTATGTGTATGCGATAGTATAAACGTATCAGCAGCAAGACAACGGAATACCCGCAAGCCTGCGCAGATCTGGAAGGGTACCCCGGGGGGGCTGCATAGGTGCAGGGGGTAGGGGTGTCTTAACCCTCCGAGTAAAATTTTTTCAAAAAAAGCTTGACAAGCGCACGAAAACGTGGTAAAATATGATAAACGAAATACAAACACGCAGAAAGGATTGTGTATTATGAATGCGGCAGATGCTATAAAAGCAGCTTTGGCAGATAAGAAAGTTACTCAAAAGCGGCTTGCTGAGATGATGGGATATTCTGGTCAAACAGCTGTTGGCAACAGGCTCAACAGTAAAATCTCCTGCGATCTCTTAATTGAAATGCTCGAAAAGCTTGATTATGAGGTTGTGATACAGCCGAAAACACAAGGCAAACGCAAAGAGGGGTCTATTGTGTTGGAACCTAGCGGACTTCCTGATGGACGAAGCAAGAAGAAAGGAGAATAACTATGTTTTGGTTATTTGCGATACTGGCGGGTCCTGCAATTATTCTGTTGCTTGCTGCGAAAAGGCAAAACAAGTGAGGTGACGGCATGATATACGGCTACGCGAGAGTATCGACAAGGGGACAGGAGCGCTGCGGCAATTCTTTGCCCGAGCAAGAGGAGCGCATACGTCAGATGTACCCTACCGCGGAGATAGTGACCGAAGCATACAGCGGGGCAAGGGAGCGCCCGATATTTGAGGGTTTGATAAACAAGCTTGAAAAAGGGGACACCCTTGTTGTGTGCAAACTGGATAGATTTGCTAGGTCTGTTCAGCATGGTTTGCAATATATCGACCGTCTGCGCGAGAAAGGCGTGCGTGTGCATATTCTGAACATGGGACTTATCGAAGATACACCGATGGGCAGGCTTATTGTGACAAATCTGCTTGCATTTGCTGAGTTTGAGAGGGAAACCATTCTGGAACGTACACAGGCAGGCAAGGAACAGGCGCGGAAAACTAATCCCGATTACCGTGAGGGGCGCAAAAGGCTGAGTGTGCCTGAGAGCGTTATTGAGGACGTCCGCGCGGGCAGATTGAGCATTGCACAGGCGGCGAGGGATTGCTCGGTGAGCAGGTGCACTATTGAGCGTCGGTTGAAAGCCTGTTGAAAATTAAAAAAATTATAAAAAAGAGCGCCGCTGTGTAAGTTTACAGTTCGCGCCTATAAATCCGTGATATAATAAAATTGAATATATCAGAGCCATTGAGCCATTTTGAGAGAATTTCTCTCGGAGTGGCTCTTTTTTGTTTTTGGAGGAATTTATGGCAAAACGCAGAGACGAGATGTCAGGGCTTGAGCTTGTCGAACTGGCAAAACGCAGATTTCAAGGCAGCGTTGACGGATTGGAGCTTTATTTTGAGACGGTGCGGCAGTTTTTGCCCGATATGATCTCAAAAAAGCCGTTTTTTGAGGATATCTACAACAAAGCCATCGAATATAAGATAAAATACGCCACTGTTGACATTGATACTGCGCTGAAATTTTCGGATATAGCGAAAAAGACCGCACACGCACTGGCACAGGATTATTTCCACTATTATCTGCTGTATGTAGAATGGAACAGAGTTCCCGAGAAGAAATTCTATCCTCCGCGTATGAAAGCGTTGAGAGTAGTTGTGGACGACCTGCAAGACCTCGCAGATGGCGTTATCAAACTGTTGACGGTATCGTTGCCCCCAAGAATTGGAAAACTTGTTGCAGACGAAATACCTGTGCTCACAAGAGACGGTTGGAAAACTCATGGAGAGTTGGCTGTGGGCGATTATGTTATAAGTCCTAACGGCACTTTTGTGCCTGTTACTTATGTTTTTCCGAAAAATTATGCAAACACAAGAGTGCGTTTTACAGATGGCACGTTTATTGACGTCCACGAAAATCACGAATGGCTTGTGTATAATCGACACGCGCAGAAATACTGCATAATGGAAACGAAGCAGATGGCAGAGGATTTTCAGGACGGCAGCGAAAAAATCAGAGGTCATAGATATCATTATATGCTTCCTCCGAAAAATTATCTGATAGGCGAATATAAGAGATTGCCTGTTGAGCCTTACACTTTTGGTGCGTGGCTCGGTGATGGACGCAACAATAATCCTGATATCTGCGGAGATAAAGATGATGTTGCGATAGTGGAAAGAATAATTGCGGACGGCTATGCAATATCTTGGCATACCACACACAAAGACACAGGTGTTAAGTATTATGGTTTTAAAGAACTTAGAAAGCCTTTACAGCAGTTGGGTATGTGTCATAGCAGAAAAAGATTGCCTAAACATATCCCCGCGGAATATCTGACTGCAAGGTTTGACCAGCGTTTGCATCTGCTTGCGGGATTGCTTGACACCGACGGATGCCTGATGCGAAAAGAGCGCAGATATCAATTCACGACTGCGGAAGAACAGCTCAAAGAGGATTTTATATCTCTTGTTTCAACATTTGGCTGGCGTTGCTCTGTACAGGAAATCGAACCGCATACATCATCAAGCGGAATAAGAGGTAAACATAGATATTGGGTCATTGGGTTTAATCCAAACTGTTATATTCCGTGTCAGCTTGAAAGGAAACAGCTTAAGGAGTTCTCAAAACAGCGTAGGATTGCTGTATCTGACATAGAAAAAATAGAGCCGAAACAGGGCAATTGTATTTCCGTCGAGGGAGGCGTTTATTGTGTTGGAAAGAGGCTTACACCTACGCATAACAGCACCCTCGGAATATTCTTCCTTACTTGGCTGATGGGCAAATATCCCGACCTTGCTAACCTCATGAGCGGGCACTCCGACACGCTGACAAAGGGATTTTACAAGGAAGTGCTGTCAATTTTGCTTGACGAGGAATATTTGTGGGGCGATGTGTTCCCAGATTGCAAGATAGCTGCGACCTCTGCGGAGGACGAAAGTATTTGTATCAACAAACAGCGGAGATTTCCTACGCTTACCTGTCGAGCCATCGAGGGTACGCTGACAGGTGCGGTCGAGGTAGCTAAACTGCTGTATGTCGACGATATCATCAAAGACTTAGAAGAAGCACTAAGCCCTCAGAGATTGCAGAATAAATATAACGCTTATCTTAATCAGCTTAAGGACCGTAAAAAAGACGGTGCAATGGAGCTTCACATTGGAACGCGCTGGGCTGTTACTGACGTTATCGGAAAACTGAAAGAACAGTACAAAGACGATCCCACTGTGCGTTTCCGCGTGGTTCCTGCGCTGAATGAGAACGGCGAGAGCAATTTTGATTATCCTTACGGCTTGGGCTTCTCGACCGCTTATTACGAGGATATGAAAGCAAGTATTGACCCCGCGGAGTGGAATGCTAAGTACATGGGCGACCCTCAGCCCAGAGAGGGACTTTTGTTCCCACAAACGGAGCTTAATTTTTACAACGGCGTGTTACCTGACGGCGCCCCCGATGTTACAACGGTGTGTGATGTGGCTTTTGGCGGCGGTGACAGCTTATCTTCTCCGATAATCTATTGGTACGGCGATGTCGGATATGTGCACGACTGGGTGTTCAACCGCGGTGCGAAGAACATTACACAGCCTCTTATAGTTGCCGCTTATCACAGACACAAGATAATCAAGGCGAGGTTTGAAGCCAACGCAGGCGGCGATGTTTATGCGGATAATATCCGTGAACAACTGAAAAAAATAGGCGACAGACCATATATCTATTCCAAAAGAGCCGATACGAAGATGGGAAAGATGGCAAGAATACAGCGTGACGCGCCCGATATCAAGAAAATGCTGT